GATCACACTAACTGATGAGTTAATAGAATATGCTGATGGTATTGTTATCACTAGATTAATTATAACTGTTGGTGCTTCCCCTGATAACTTTGTTGATAACTATGAAGTACAAATTAAACAAACGAAAGATCAAAATGGAAACACAGTTACAGACTCATTTAGAGAAATAGCAGTTGGTAAGATATTAGAATATCAACATCTAAACGTCATAGATGCGGCTGAGTATCAAGTAAGAGTAAGAGCAGTAAACACACTAGGTTCTAAGTCAACTTTTGTATCTACAACTAGAGTTATTGTTGGTGGAGTTGAAGCACCAAGTAATGTTGAAGATTTTGCTGTTGAAATGCACGGACAAGATCATATGAAATTAACTTGGACACCACCAAGTCAAGAAAGCGATTTAGATATTTCTTTTTATGAGATTAGATACCAAAATGTAACTTCAGGTGCGAATTGGCTTAACTCTTCAAACTTAGTTAGATGTCCTAGAAGAAAATGCGATAGTGCTATAGTTCCAGCTAGAACAGGTAGTTATTTAATAAAAGCAGTAGATAAAAATAGTAATACTTCGGCTGAGGCTAGTATTGTATCAACAAACATATCAGCTATTCAGGCTTATCAACTTATATCAAGTTTTACCGAAACCCCTGATATAGTAGATGCATCAACACAAATGGACTCAACTTTTCCTTTAGCTGTAAAAATTGATGATAGTGGAGATGTCATACTTACTTTAGACACTGTGACAAATTTTGATGATACTACAGGCAATTTTGATAGTCCCTCTGGCGATTTTGATTTAGGAGGAACAGATACAACATCAAATCCTAGTTTTTCAAATAGTAATAGAGATGCAAAAGGTTTTTATAATTTTGGTAATTCGTTATCATTATCACAAATTTATGATGGAAATATTGAGCCTACAATTACTTTAGATGCAGAAAACCCTTATGATAAATTTGATAGTGGACGAGGTGCATTATTATTTGATGAAGCTAAAGCACCTTTTGATGGAACAGAACAAATACACGCATTTCATAGAGTACAAATAGCTACTTCAACTACTTCTCTTGCTGGGTGTACTAGCTTTGTAGATATAACTCAATCAGCTACATTCAAATTTAAGTTTGCAAAATTTAGACTTAAACTTACAAATGATGATGACCAAACATCAAGTAATGTAAAAAATATTCAAATTAAATTAAATATGGAAGAAAGAGTTTTTGCAGAAAGTAATTTAACAACAAGCTCAGGTTCTAAAACAATAACTTTCACAAATCCTTTTTATGCTGTTCCGTCTTTAGGTATTGCGGCACAGAATATGGCTACAGGAGATGTTTTTACTATAAGTTCTAAAACTGTTAATGGTTTTACTATAGCTTTTGTCAATTCAAGTGGTTCAGCAGTTGATAGAACATTTGATTATTTAGCAAAAGGTTATGGGTTGCAAAGTTCTTCATAATAATTTATTAAAAGGATAAATGAGTCAAGTATCTGATGTAAGTCTAGCAAATCAAGGATTTTCGGCTTTTAGAACCGAATTAAATAATATTCTTGGTGCTATGAACTCTATGCACATAGGAAGTTCAGCACCATCATCAGTTACTACAGGGACTATGTGGGTTGACAACGGAACAAGTGGAGTTCTTAAAGTAAAAATAAATGATGGTTCAGATAATATTGAGTTGTTTCAGATCAACATTTCTAGTAATGCAATATCTAGTACAATGTCGGTAACAGGAACAATTTCTGAAACTGACCCTCAAGCGGCGGCACTAGCAATCGCCTTAGGATAGGAGAGATAAATGGCTAACACCTTTAAAGTAAAAACGAATGCGGCTATGCCAGCAAGTGCGGGAACACCTCTTACTATTTATACTTGCCCAAGTTCTACACAAACAATTATTGTTGGTTTGTTATTGTGTAATGTTCACACCACTTCAGTAACAGCCTCAGTAAATATGCAATCTGATACTTCAGACACAGAAACAAATGAAAACGTAAAATTAGTATCTACAGTTACAGTTCCAGCAAATTCAACTCTTGAAGTTTTAACAGGTGGTAAAATAGTTATGCAAGCAACTGATGTTTTACAAATTGATTGTTCAGTAACAGCAAAACTAGACGCAACATTAAGTATATTAGAGATTACATAATATGGGATTTATAGGAGTACAACCAGCTATTATTCCATTAACAACTTCAGATTTAACGGCTGATATTGTTAATGCTGATAAAATTGCTGATGATAGTATTAGCGAAGAACATATTGATAATACAGCAATAACAGGTTTTTCAGCTTTAACTTCTTTAGCAGATACAGATAAATTTTTGGTATCTGACGCAAGTGATAGTAACAATCTAAAATATGTAGAAAAACAATATTTAGGTGGAGGTGGAACTTTAGTAAGAGTTGGCGGCTCAAATAGTAGTTCTGCAACGGGAACTGTTATATTAGATGATATTATATCGGCTGATTATATGTTTTATAAAGTTTTTGCTCGTATGCAACCATCAGTAAGCAACTATGTTGCACAAATGAGATTAAGAACAGGTGGAAGTTCTGGTAGTGATGAAAGCGGAACAAATTATAAGTTTACTTTAAAAACATCAAGAAAAGGAACTCACACAGATGACAATAATGATGGTTCAGCAAGTGGAAATGCTTTTAGTATGCAAAGATATGGAGTTGATAATGATGCTGAATTAGGTGTTTTTTTTGAAATGAATATTTATAATCCTTATGGTACAGGCACTTTATCTGGCACAGGTGCAGGTAGTTTTTGTCATGTAAGCTCACTTGCTACACATAAGGGTTCATCAGACAATGCAGTTCAAACAGTAATGGGTGGTAGATATGACGGTGCTTTAACAGTTACAGGTATGAAATTTCAATTTACATCTAATAACGTTGAGGAACATAATATTCAAGTTTATGGAGTAAAAAATAGTTAGTATGCCAAGATATAATTTAATCAATGGAGTTTCAGTTCAATTTACAGCAGAAGAAGAGGCTTTTCGTGATGCAGAAGAAAAAGCATGGGCTGATGGTAGCAAAGATAGAAAACTACAAGAAGTTAAAGAAATTAGATTAGAAAAATTAATTGAAACAGATTATCTTGCTATGTCAGATAATGTTTTAAGTGATGATATAAAAACTTTTAGACAATCTATGAGAGACGTTCCTCAAAATTATACAACAGAGGCAAAGTATGATGAACTTCTTGCAAGAGATGATAATGGTAATTTAACACATTCAGTATGGAGTAAAACATAATGGCATATATAGGTAAAGAACCCCAAATAGGTGCTTATTCAATGCTGGACAATCTTACAGCATCAGCAACAGCTAGTTATAGTTTAACATTAGACTCAACTGCTTTTGTTCCTGAAAGTGCAAATCATTTAATAGTATCACTAAATGGCTCAATACAAAAAGCGGGGAGTTCATATACTGTAAGCAGTTCTACACTTACGTTTTCTTCTAGTCTTGCATCATCAGACTCAATAGATTTTGTTTTAGCATTAGGTAATGTTCTTGATATAGGAACACCAAGCGACTCAACTGTAACAAACGCAAAAACTAATTTTGTATCAACGTCAAGTGCGGCTGGTTTACAAATTAAAGGCGATAATACTACTGCTGGAACTTTACAACTTAATTGTGAACAAAATTCGCATGGTATAAAATTAAGAAGTCCAGCACATAGCAATTCGCAATCATACACTTTAACTTTTCCTACAGGAAATGTAACTGCTGATAAATTTTTAAAAGTAGCAAGTGTAAGTGGGTCAGGAACAACAGGTATTGGTCAATTATCTTTTGCTGATGCTGGGGGTGCTAATACATTAGTAAGTTCTGGCACATGGTCATCTGGCACTGATACACTTTCTTTTGATAGTGTTTTTACAGCAGATTATGTAAGATATGTTTTTTATTTAACTGATGTATCTAGCACATCAGATTATAAATTATATGTTCAAACTAGAAGAGGTGGGAGTTACATTACAAGTGGTTATGCTTTTGTAACTAACGGAGAGGACTCAGGTGGAAATAATTTAAGTAATGTTGATAGTCCTGCGGGTAATATGGAACTTAATGCAACAGCTTATTTTGGAGGCTCAGTAACAAAAACCTCAAATGCAATAATTTATTTTCATAATCCATATAATTCTGCTCAATTTACACAAATAAACGGTCTTACCTGTGGTGTGCAAAACAACAATTTACAAGCCTCATCACATTTTTCATCTCAAGACCCAACTGCTGCAAGTGTAACAGGATTTAGAGTTAAATTAAGTGCTGGTAATACACAGGCGGGAGTTAAATATGCTTTATTTGGAATGGCTACATAATGACTAGATATATAATTACACCAAATGGTAATGTGCCTTACACAGCAGAAGAAGAAGCTGAAAGAGATGCAGAAATTAAATCTTATGCTGAAGCAAAACCAACAAGACAAGTTACTGAAATAAGAAGTATTAGAAATCAAAAACTTTTAGAAACAGATTGGAAAGTTACAAGTGCAAAAGAACAAGGCACAAATCTTTCAACAGCATTCAAAAATTGGAGACAAGGATTGCGTGATATTCCTAGTACATATACAACTGAAAGTGAGTATGATGAATTGTTGGCAAGAGACGAAAACGGAAATCTAACTCATAGTGTTTGGAGTGAATAATGACATTAATTAAAACTAGAGCAAGAGGACTAAAGCTAGATGATGATTTTGCATTTACAGGCACGATTACGGGTGCTGGAGGTGGTAAAATTCTTCAGGTTGTTTCCACTTCAGTCACATCAGCAGTTACATCATCTTCTACTTCTTATGCAGATATAGGTGGTTATACTTTAAGTATAACACCAAGTGCAACATCTTCAAAAATTCTTTTTATGTGTTATGTTCAATATTATGTTACAGATTCAGATGCTCAAAATGGAGCAAGTACAAAAATATTAAGAAATATTGGAGGAGGTAGTTATTCTAATTTATCTGCTCAAAGTGCGGGTCTTTCAAATATTTTTTCAACTGTAGATGGCTCAGTAGGTGGTAGTAATTCAGCTTTAGATGCACCAACAATTACAATAATAGACTCGCCTAATACTACTTCGGCTGTAAACTATAAAATGCAAGGTGCGGCTGTATGGGGAGGAACTGCTTATTATGGTTATGATAGTATGACAGGGTATTTAATCGCACAGGAAATAGGAGCTTAACTTGTTATTAGAATTAACAAAATTTGACCAAGCAGTAAAAAATTTAAAACCAAGTGCTGAATATATTTATGAGGGTAAAATAGAAACAGAGGAAAATTTTAATAAAGTTAAATGGGTTACGGGTTCTACTAGCGAAAATGAAGCTATTACAACATTAACAAATCCACACACAGAATTGACATGGACAAAAGTAAAAGAAGAAATGGATAAACTGTGAAACCTTGCGATTGTAATTTTAAAGAACAAGAGTGTAATTGTGGGAAATGAAAAATGTTTCATTTTTTGTATTTTTTTCAGTTTTAATTTTAGTTAGTTATCCTTTATTGTCAGCAGATACTAACACAGTTTCATCAACTGTAATTCAATCAAGTCCATCTACTGCAAATGCACCATCAGTTGTTGTAAATAATTCTGATGTTTGTAAGAT